CAATCGTCTATCATTGGACATATAAAATGGATGAAATTGATCCTGATGAAGCAGCAACTATTTAAACTATCAACAACTTAATTTATGTTATACTAGATAGTATAGGGAGTTCACTGTCTGGGTTTGGTGCCAAGTTATCTCTAGGAATATCAACCCCAATTGCGCTGGCTGCGAAAAGTATGGTGAACGCTGCCTCTGATTTTGATGAAAATCTCAATAAAGTGGATGTTGCATTTGGGGAATCTTCAGAAGCAGTTACGTCGTGGGCGGAAAATGCAACAAAGCAGTTTGGACTTTCAAAAAATCAGGCGTTGGAGGCAACTGCTTTATTTGGAGATATGGCAACCTCGATGGGATTGGCGCAACCGGAAGCCGCAAACATGTCAACAGCTCTTGCGGGGTTAGCTGGTGATTTGGCGTCTTTTAAGAATATAGGTGTAGATCAGGCTATGACCGCCCTTGCCGGGGTGTTTACCGGAGAAACGGAAAGCCTGAAACAACTTGGCATTGTGATGACGGAGACAAATCTTGAAGAATTTGCTTCTAGAACAGGAAAAGTATATAAAGAAATGTCTCAGGCAGAAAAAGTACAGCTCCGCTACAATTATGTTATGGAAATGGCGGCAAATGCACAGGGGGACTATGCGAGGACTTCGGATGGTACGGCAAATAGTTTGAGAACTTTCCAAGGGGCAGTAGATAACCTGAATATTGCACTTGGACAACATTTACTTCCAACGTTGACACCGCTTGTGCAGAAAGCAACGGAAATGGTAGATGCATTTGCAAATGCAAGTCCACAGGTGCAGCAGATTGCATTAAAGATAGCAGCGGTTGCAGCGGTAGCAGGACCGGCTTTAGTAATCATTGGTACGCTTATAAGTAGTATCGGGAAAATAGCCGGTGTTATAGGTATGATTGGAGCACCGGTAACAATTGCCATAACGGCAATTGCAGCATTGGCAGCAGGGATTGTATATTTGATAAATACAAATGAAACATTTCGAAATATGGTGGCTGCGATATGGGATTTTGTGAGAGATAAAATACAAAGTGCTATACAAGCAATTAGGCCTGTGGCAGAAACTTTATTTCAGGGATTTATTGAAGGTGCAAAATCTTTCCTTCCAGCGTTTCAAAGTATGTTTTCAACAATAAAAACAATAGTAGGGGTGCTATCAGATGCACTATCTGGATTTTTTTCAGGACTTTCGGAGGGATTTTTAGGAAGCTTATCAGGGATACGGGGATTCGGAAATGTATTTTCTACGGTGATTGGTTTGATTGCACCGCATATTAAAATGTTACTTTTGTTATTTCAAAATTTTGGATCTCAGATTGTTAGTCTGGTATCAACGATAGGAAGTAGTTTGGTTCCGGTATTTACGACGCTTGGTACAACGATAGGGGGAATCGTTTCTTCGTTGCTTCCGGCTTTTCAGTCTTTGATGGCGAATTTGGCTCCAGTAATTGGGGATATCGTAACGGTTGGTTCGCAGTTAATTGGAAGTGTGATTGATGTACTGACTATGGCATTGCCGATTGTCGTGAATTTGCTAAATCAAGTTGCTCCATTTTTGGTACAGATAGCATCTTTAATCGGAAATGTAGTTGCGTCTGTTGGACCGATGATTTCTCAATTGTCCGGTGCGTTAGTACCGCTTTTAACAAGTGTGATTAATATTATACAGACCGTGCTTAAAGTAATTATGAATATTGTAACGGCTGCAATGCCGGCAGTGATTGCGATTATGAATGTAGTAATGTCTGTTATTCAAGCAATTGTTCCGGTGCTGACAAATATTATATCTGTGGTGGTATCCATTGTTTCTGTTGTAATCAGTGTGATAGCCTCTATTATTTCGGCTATTTCACCGATTGTATCATTTATTGGCGGTATTATTTCAACGATTATATCGGTAATTTCACCGATTGTGACTTTTGTAGCTAGTATTATTGCTTCCATTATTTCTATTATTGGAAAAATAATAGGAGCGGTGAGCGGTGTGTTAGATGTTATTATCAGTACGTTTTCCACTGCATTTTCATTTGTACAGAACATTTTCGCAAATATATCAAAAGTAATATCAAATGCAATTAATGTGGCGTCGAGTGTGATAGCGACGATAGCGGGAACGGTGGGGAATGTATTTAATTCTGTTTACTCAATTGTATCTTCTATTATGGATAAAGTAGGCGGGTACATTACAGGAGTGTTCAATGGAATAAAAAGTGCTTGGAATGGGCTTACATCGTTTGTATCCGGTGTTTTTAGCGGTGTTGCTTCGGCTGTTGATGCATTGGTGTCACAAGTAAAAGGATTTGTAAATGGAGTGATTGGCGGGATTAATGCAGCAATCGGTTTGATTAATAAAATACCGGGAGTGAATATTGGTACGATTCCATATTTGCTGCATGGTACAGAGGACTGGCAAGGTGGATTTGCGCGAATGAATGAAGGCGGAAGGGGAGAGCTTACATATCTACCGAATGGAACCCAGGTTATTCCACATGATATTTCTATGAAATATGCGAAAGAATCTGCAAGAGCAAATGCGAATACCACTACAACACCAATCGATTATGACCGGCTGATCCAAGGAATCTGCGAGGCTATGGGAAATGTTACAGTGCAGCATACAAGCACTTTAAATGGAAAGACCGTGGCAAGTGAATTATTGCCACTTATGGATACCGGATTAGGCAGAAAAGGAGTTTCAAGAAGGAGGAACAGTATATAATGGCAGGAGTTCTTATTGGAGAGCGTCACACAGAAAAAGATTGGGGATTGCTATGGACAGATCTTTCCATTGGGGAACCAGAGGCGCAAACAAAGGTGATAGACATAGACGGACGGGATGGTGCTCTTGACCTGACGGATTTCCTGTATGGAGATATCCGGTATAAGAATAGACCCATATCCATTACATTCGTAATGAAATCCGATATATATAAATGGCATTCATTGAAGTCGGAAATTGCGAATTACATACAGGGGCAGAAGAGAAAAATTATATTGGACACGGATAAAGGATTTTATTATCTTGGTAGAGGTGCTTGTGAGATTGTAAAAGAAAATGCTCTGATTAACGGAGTGACGATCTCGTTTGATGCAGAACCATACAAATATGAGCGTTACGGAAGCTTGGAACCGTGGGTGTGGGACACCTTCTGTTTTGAGGATGGAATTATACGCGATTATAGAGATTTGGAAGTAAATGGAACAATGGTACTTATGATACCGGGGCGGCGGAAAAAGGTTGTCCCGGTTTTTGAGTGCTCTGAAAGCATGGTTTTGGAATACCACAGCATTTCTTACACGCTCCCAAAGGGGAAAAGTAAAGTTATGGATTTACAGTTGGGGGCAGGGGAACATATCCTGACATTTCAAGGAAAAGGAACAGTCAGTGTGGACTATAGGGGGGCGAGTTTATAATGTACAGAATTTATTGTGATGGGGAATTGTTGTACGACCCAAGAGACGAAGAATTGGCTATACTGTCAGGAAAAGTAAGGGTTGGGTTAAATAAGACCGGGGAATTTGTGTTTTCCCTTCCGCCCCCGCATCCGATGGTGGGAAAGATAGGGAAGATGATTTCCAAGATAGAAGTATTCGAGGGCGAAGAATCCTTATTTGAGGGAAGGGTTACGGATTCTGAGACGGACATGTACGGATGTGTGGCGAATACGTGCGAAGGAACGCTTGCCTATATGCTAGATAGTATCCAGCGTCCGAAGGAATACCATGACCTGACCCCAGAAAGTTATCTACAGGATAAAATTACCCAGCACAACAGCCAAGTGGAGGAGGAGAAACAGTTTACTCTTGGAATCGTAGAGAAAAAAACGATGAATTACGATGCAAGGGAAGATAATCAGTATACGGATACTTTAAATACGATTCTCGACAAGCTGGTTGCCAGCAATGGTGGATATTTGCGTATCCGCAAGCAAAAAGGTATCCGGTATCTGGACTACTTAGAAAGCTATGACCGCACATCCCTACAGACAATCCGGTTTGGAGAAAACATACTGGATTTGACGGAGTATATAAGCGCGGCAGAGATTGCAACGGTACTTATTCCGCTTGGCAAATCTTTGGACGAAGAGCAGGGTGGAGGGAGACTTACCATTGCGTCGGTAAACAATGGAAAAGATTATATTGAGGACAAGGAAGCAATTACTCTCTATGGAAGAATCACGCGGACAGAAGTGTTTGAGGATGTGACAGTACCGGCGAATCTGAAAACAAAAGGAGAGGAATTTTTAAAGAATGCAAGGAACCTGACCGCAACCATAGAGCTGACTGCAATAGATCTGCACCTTGCAGATGTGGATATTGACCGGATAAAGCTTGGAGACATAGTTCATACCGTATCGAAACCGCACGGACTTGATAAATATATGCTTGTATCGAAAAGGGAGTATGACATTTTAGATCCGTCAAAGGACAAGATCAATCTTGGAGACAGTGTAACTGCATTAACAGAAAAACAGGCAGCATTACAGAGGCAGGTAGAGGGGCAAGCGAGTAAAAATGAATCTGTTGAAGTGATTAAAGGTGGCATAAAAGAACTCTCGCAAAAGGTGGAAAGTACAGACAACTATCTGAAAAAGGTGGATGAAAAAGTCCAGACAATCGAATTAGGGACTGGGGAGACAAAAACAGATATAGATGAGATAAAAGGCAAACTTACGCAATTTGAAGAGGATACGGGAGTTTTGAGAGACAGTATAGCTGATATTGAAAATAGGTTGGCAAAAGTTTTGGAACGGCTGGATAAGTTAGAAAAACCGGAAGGAGGCACAGAAATGAGATGACATTGGAAGAGAAGATAAGAGGACTGATACAGGAATTTCGCCAAGCATATTATGGGGAGGATGTCCGAAGGACTTATGCAGACATTGCCGAACTAGTCTGCATTGAGGCAATGAAAAAGCTGGATCATACAGTTGAGCAGGGAGAATATGCGAAAGCACAGGGAGACTATGCAAAAGAGCAGGGGAGCTATGCGAAGACCCAAGGAGACGATGCAAAGGCAAAGACTTCAGAAGCCGTAACAGCTGTGCAGGCTGCAATACAGGAAATTACCGAGGAATTTAAGAATATCAAGGATGTACTTGATTCCACAGAAAACGGAAAATTGTTATTGGAGATTCAGCAACTCTTAAAAGACCTGTATCATGTGGCAACAGATGTGGATATTGACAGGATCATTGAGGGGACTTATGTGGATGAAGATGAGCAGGGCAGCATTTTTGAAACAGGTACGAAAGAAGACATCGATGCGATCATAGGAGGAACCTATACGGAAAGTGAGGAAGAAATGGATGCTACGGAACAGGAAATACAGGATATCATTGACCAGTTATTTAAGGAGGTAAGGAAAAAATGAAATGCATAACATTAGAAAACTTAACTTCGTTTGCAACGAAGTTTTCGGAAAAAATCACAGAGAAGTTTGTAAAGAAAGAAAGTGGGAAAGGACTGTCGTCGAATGACTACACCGCAGCAGAAAAACAAAAACTAGCAGGAATCGCGCCGGGTGCAAATGCTTATACGCATCCAACAACGTCCGGGAATAAGCATATTCCGACAGGTGGATCTGCAGGGCAGTTTTTAAAGTGGTCTGCTGATGGTACCGCAGTATGGGGAAATGATAACAATACAACATACTCCAATATGACTGGGGCAACACAATCTGTGGCAGGAAAGGCAGGACTAGTGCCAGCACCGGGAGTAGGGTCACAGGATAAGTTTTTGAGGGGTGATGGAACGTGGCAGTCACCGCCAACAGGGACAACTGTAGAAGAAGCAACAGAATCCGATATTGATAAAATAATCGCAGGAACATTTGCGTAGAGGGGAGGTGAGGATATATGAAGGTAATCACAACAAACCTTCTGAATCGGTTTTATAAAAATGGTGTGAAACCAATTAAAGACGCATTAGCACAAAAATTGGATACATCGAAGGTGATAAGCAACCTGACTACTACAGTTGCAGGGTATGCACTAGATGCAAGGCAGGGGAAGGCGTTGGACGAGAAAATTAGTGAGCTAAAGAGCAAAACAAATTTTGAAATGGTTAAATTTACAAATGGATACATAAAGAAATATGAAAATGGTTTTTTTGAATCATTTGGGAAGGTAACTATTAAGAATCAAGACTTTTCATTCGTTCAGATTGGAACAACAGGATTATATCACGCAAAATATACGAATTTAGCATTTGGAATAACAGCAACAGAAGTGTTAAATATCCAAACAAGTGCGATGAATAACGGTATAGTTTGGGCGGCGCGCCCATCCGTAAGTGTGAGTAAACAGGCTATTGATGGATATATTGTTCAACTTGGATCAGATAAGCAAAAGACTACATACATTGATGTATATGTAGCAGGTAAGTGGAAGTAGAAATAAAAGGAAAAGGAGACTAAAACAATATGGATAAAATGATTTTAACAGACAAAACAGAGATTACAATTAAAGAAGGAGCAAGCCTTAATGCTATTACGGCTGTCGTAGAGCAATTTAAAGATTTAGACCCGATTGCATCTGCTATTTTAAAAGAGGGAAATCTGGATGCAGTACAATTTAAGTCAGAGGAAAATATAACTGGAAATTACACCGACATGAGATTAGAATATCCATTATTTCAGGTTAATGTTGTGAATGAAAAAGTGGAGGCAACATTCGCAATCCGTGAAAAAACAGAGGAAGAAAAGAGACTAGATGCCCTTGAGAAAGTACAAAGCGTACAGGATGGAGCAATTATGGAGATGGCAGGGATGATAGGAGGTGAAGCATAATGGTGTTGTTTTACATTATGAAAATAAAAGATGGAACGATCACGATTGAGGATGTACCAACAAGATGGAAAGAGAACGTAGAAGCACAACTAAATAAGGAATAAGAGCAATTACAAATCCTTTAATATTTAATTCTGAAAAATGAATCAGAAGGGAAGAGGTATGAAGAAAATCAAATTATTTGTAACAGGTCAAGTTTTAGAGAAAGAAACAGAAGAGTGTATTGTTCAGTTATCAATGAATTATATACAATGCAGTTTTGATTTTCGGACTTCTGATTGGGATGGAACAATCAAGACTGCTGTTTTTGAAAATAAAATTGCAAAAAAAAGCAATAGTGTAATGCTGAAAGATGATACTTGCCTGATTCCCAATAGTGTACTTGAGGAACCGGGATTTGTTGAAATTGCAGTACACGGTGTAAAAGAAAATTACAGAATCACATCTTCAACTGTAAGTATCCGAAATAGTGAAACTATTTATGGCGGAGAAACAGAAATTCCACCAGAATTGAATATGTGGGAACAGATACTTTTGAAAATAAATGGTAAAGCAGATGATATGAAATTAGAAAATGATATTTTGCAATTATTTTCAGAAGATAATCCAATTGGAAGAAAGATTCGAATTCCGCCTGCTGGGGTTTTGGGGAGAGAGATTGAATTAAGAAATAACGGCTTAGCAATTCAGTGGCGGTATACAGATAGCAATCATTGGAAAGATTTAGTTTTATTGAGTGATATAAAAGGGGCAGATGGAGAAACACCGGAATTTGAAATTAGAAATGGGCACTTAATTGTTAAATATAAAAATTAGGAGGTAAGAGAATGGCGAGGGAAGTTGATTTAGGGAGTATTGTTGGACCAGCAGGTCCGCAGGGAAAGCAGGGAGAAACTGGTCCTACAGGTCCTAAAGGTCCGCAAGGAATCCAAGGAGTTCAGGGACCAAAAGGAGATACCGGATTACAAGGACCAAAAGGAGATAAGGGGGATCCGTTTGCTATTTCAAAGACATTTGCTTCTATCAAAACTATGAATGATGGATTTGCAACTGATGGCATAAAGGAAGGACAGTTTGTATTGATTAATACCGGAAATGTGGAGGATGAAGATAATGCAAAATTATATGTAAAGGGAAGCACCTCTTATACATATATTACAGATCTCTCCGGTGCGAAAGGCATGACCGGACCATCAGGTCCGCAGGGACCACAAGGAGTTCAAGGACCAAAAGGAGATACCGGATTACAAGGTCCAAAAGGGGATAAAGGAGAAACGCCTACTTTCGAAATTCGAGATGGGAATTTGTACGCTATTTACAATGATTAGAAAGAAGGGGATGCCCAATATGGAGATCAGAGCAGGACCGTAATGGTCTTTTTATTTTGCAATAAATATTTGGAGGGGAAATATGAATGACACAGAAGTAGAAGTAACTCTTGCGGATCATAGGAATGAAATCGGGTCTTTAAAACAT